CGGGAATCCACGAACCCTGTTCGTCCTCGTCGTCCTCAAGGCCCGCCGGCAGGATGAACCCTGGGCGCTTGTCCTGGTCGTTTGCCACGGCCGCCCTCCATGAGCTCGAGCACCTTACGGGATCGCGTCAATGAAGCCTTCCATGGCCGTCCTGCTGACGGTTCCGATCGTGTAGACAAGCCCCCAGCGGAACGTTCCGGCACCGATGGCCGTTGTCTGTGTGTCGGTCAGGGCGATGTTCACCTTGCCGGCCGCTGCGTCGGGGATCGTCACAGTGAACGTCGACACGGTGGCGCCGGTGATTGCTGAGTAGATCGTGGCACTGGCGGCCGCTCCAACGAGCGACACGTCGAAGTCGAGTAACGCTGAAACGTCGTCGCCGACGGTCCACCGCAGATTGAGCACGGCGGGCAGCTGGTCGTATGTCGCCATCAAAACGTTCCTCCGTCCAGGCTGGAGTTTCCGTCGAGATAGTCGGTCCCGGCCGTGGCGGCCGAGTACGCCGAGCCATTGCCCTTTAGAAGCCCGGACACGGCAGATGTCAGCCCCGTGCCGCCCTGGGCAACGCCGACGGCCGTGAACCCTGACCCGAGCGATCCGCTCGTCAGTGTGCCAACGCTGGTCAGGCTGGAGCTCGTCACGCCGGAGCCGAGGGCCGTGCCCGTGAGGACGTTCGTTCCGGCGATCTTGTATGCCTTGCTGCTGGCCAGGTCGACGTGCGTCGAGCTCGTCCAGGCCGACGTGCTGGCCACCCAGTTCCACGTGTAGTCGGCCGCGGCGTGGATCGTGAGTCCGCCGCCGTCGGCCGCGGCGTCGGTCGTCGAGCCTTTCGCCAGCTCGATGTTCTTGTCGGCGATCGACAGCGTCGAGGACGCGATCGTCGTGGTCGTGCCGTTCACCGTGAGGTTGCCGGTGATCGTCAGGTTCTGCGAGATCGTGCCGCCGGTGAGCGGCAGATATGTCGACGCCGCCGACGAGCTCGACAGATAGGTCGACGACGCCGAGCTCGTGGTCAGGTAGGTGGACGCCGCGGTCGAGCTTGTCAGGTACGCTCCAGGGCCGCCGACGGCGACGACCGTGGCAGAGCCGCCGGAGCCCTGGCCGATGTACAGAATCTGATCCACTTCCGAATATGCCAGCTCGCTCTGCGTGAGTGCGGTCGGGGCACCCGATGCACCACCAAGGGCACGACGCTTAACTCTCAAGATGTTGGTCATGGTTTCCTCACCAGTTGCCGCCGTCGACAATGTCAACGTCGTGGTAGTTCTTCCAGCTGCCGTCGTACCGGAGCACGTCCCCGGCCTGTAGATTTGTGATGGTCACGCCGGGCACCTGGCTGAGTGCCGCAGGCGTGCCGTCCTTGCCCTGCGGACCCTGCGGCCCGACGCCGCCGGCGATCGACACCGACGAGCTCGAGCTCGTCACCGACGCCAACACCACGCCGCCGGACACGGTTGCCGTGATCGGCTGGCTGGATGTCGTCACCGTGATATCGCTCATCGTGCTGGCTCCTCTTGCAACTCCTCGATCTGCCGCCGCCGCTCCCACACCGCAGCCGCGACCGGCTGCACCGCCCGCAGGACGCGAGGCAGGAGCATTGACCACCGCCACAGGACGAATCCGGTGACGGCGGAAGTGAGCAGGATTTCGAGAACGAGGGATTTCATGGCTGCAACGACTCCCACAGGGCGATGTCGGCTGCGTAGATTTCTCGCACCCGAGCCTCTTGCTCTGGCGTGAGCGTCGGCTTCGACGCAGGATCAGTCGCGTCCTCCTGCGGCAGCGGAGTTGGCAGGCCGAGCCATTCGGCGGCCTCGTTCAGCTGATCTTCAAAGCGGAAATGTTTGACGAAACCATTTTGTGGCAGTGACAAATAACGCGGATTTTCCAAGTGCTGATCGACAGTCTGCTCAGGGTGGTGGGCGCATATTGAGCAAAAACGCTCAATCGGATTGCGAACAATCAAAGCGACGTTTGGATTATTTCCGTCCCACACCTCTTGCGTGCCAAAATACCACGCCGGATGCCCTTCATCGCCGATTGCAATGTTGGGCCAAAAGTTTTGCATGGCAGACACGGCAATTGAATGAGACGCCGTGCGATGCGTCAAAAGAAGGCCGTTTCCGTTGGGTGCGCGCAAGACGTTGCTCATATGAAATACAGAATTACTGCTCCTCCTGTTCCGTGATCTTGCGCATTGGATGCAGAAATGGTCGCGCCAATCCCACCGCCGATTCCAGCAGCCAGTCGGGCCGTGTGTTTTCCACCGTATCCGCTGCTGCCAAACGCAGCCGTCGCCGCACACGTCTCTGATGTGCTAACGCCCGCAAGGGATAAAGCAGCCTTCAGTCCGCTTACATCTGTCATTGGTATTCTGCCGCAGGAAGCCCGAGATGCAGAATTGCCGCCGACTGCACCACCAGTAACTTCGCTTGCAACAAATGTAGAAACTCCTCCAGTTGCGCCCCCATCTCCGCCGGAGTAGCCGCCTCCAGAGCTTCCTCCACTGTCACTGCCGCCAAAACCTGTAATTGTTGTTCCACCATATGTGACTGTGGAATTGTAGCCCGCGCGTATAGTTGTCGGCACGGCAGCAGCCGTATAAGAAACCGTCGCTCCTCCTGACACAGTCCAAGTTTTGTAAGCAACGCCGCCAGCTTGCCCACCGCCAGCAAAAATATTGCTACCGCCACCACCACCAACCGCCCACGCTTTCATCGTTGACGCACCGCTTGGCACCGTGTAGCTGCTGCCCGATGTTAGCAAGACTGCGGTTGGGGTGTACGCAGAAAGAGGAGTTACGCTGCTGCTCGCAGTTGAGAACGGGCCGCTTCCAAGAACGGTAACGGCAGCAACCCTAAAAACGTATGCAACGCCCGTTGTTAATCCAGTCACGGTAGCACTGGTTGCGGAAGAAGCAGACCGAGAAACAGTCGCCCAAGTGCTGCCGCTGTTCGACGAATACTGCACCGTGTAGTCAGTGATCGAACTGCCGCCGTTTGAGGACGGAGCCGTCCACGTTAGTGACACTTGCGTATTCCCAGCCGTGCCCGTCACGCTTGTCGGCGCACCGGGAAGCGCAGGCCATAGACCTGCGCGATTGTATGCTTCAGCCTCGCGCAGCGTCCAAATGCCGCTTGCGGCCGATTGCGTTGGCGATAACGTGGTGCCAATTACGCCACCGTGAGGACGCATCAGGAAAGTTCCTTCCAAGAGGCGTTGACCTTGAGCTTCGACGCCGTCCCAGCCGTAACGTAGATCGACTGTGCTTCAAGCAGCGAGACTCCCTGTGATTTGTCAACGACGATCACGGCAGAGTTCGCCGGAACGCTCACCGTGCTCGCCAACTCGTAAGCGGTGCCCGAGTTGTCGGCCGTGCGATAGAACGTCACCGTCACCGTCACCGCGTTGGCAGTGTCGATGTTTGCGACGGTGATGCCGTCCAACACAAACACCTTGCCGCTGCTCGCGGCGTTGGACACAAGCTGCGTTGCGCTCGTCGATGTAAGCGACAACGAGGCGTTGCCCGCGTAGCAGTTTGCTGCGCTGCCGAGGTTTGGATTTGCCATGAGTTAGCTCCCGAATAGGACTGATCGGATAAATGCGTTCATGCCGCTGGACGATCCAGACCCGCCGAGCGTCAACGTGACAATGTTGCCGGCACTATTTTTAGTAAACAGCTTCCCGTCGGCCCAGTTGATGAGCAGCTCTGACTGAGCGGCGTCACTGGTCGCGGGCACGGCACCGGCGGTGAACGAGCGTTTTGGTTTTATGGTGTTTGCCATGGGTCACGTTATCGGTAGGCGTTGAATGTGAAACCAAACGGTGCAACAATGCCAAAAAGAGAAATGGCACCAGACGGCGAAAGGCTTGAAGTGCCAGAGTAAGAGGTTGAAGTGGTAGAGCCGTTATAGAAGTCATCGGCCACCCTTACAGTCCCACTGCTTACCGTTACATACCAAGTCACAGACTGAGTGGTCGTGGCGTTTGCAAGCTTGATGTCCACTTGTCCGCCTGTTGTGCCTTGAGGGCATGTGACCACCAGCGGACTTTGCGTGTCGCCCATGCCAGTTATTGTCGCGCCCATCGTGTTTGCGGACACTGTCAATCGTTGCGGTCCAAAATATGTAGAGTCGTCCGTAGTGCCGTACGCGCCTTGACCTATGGCATTCACTGCGGCAACACGAAATTGATAGTAGCCGGTGGCAAGCCCGGTTAGCGTAGCGGTGGTTGCCGCAGAAGTTCCGTCTGCGAAAGTGGTCCACGTAATAGATCCGCCGCCGACGTACTGCACGACGTAATCAGTTATCGCAGAGCCGCCGTTTGACGGTGCGGCCCACGACAGCGTGACGCTGCCATCGCCACGAACCGCTGTTATGCCGCTCGGTGTTCCAGGCACGGTCGGATTGACCGCTAGAAGCGATTCATTGCTAGTAACGCTCGCCGCACTGGCGGCAGAAATCACGCAGCGGTATCGGTCGCCGTTGTTGGCGGCGTTTGTCAATCCAGAGAGCACCAACGATGGCGACGTGGCACCGCTAATGTTTGTCCAC